GGACCGATGATGGGCAACCTGACCAAGATTCTTCAGCAGCCACCGCAGTGAAAAAATTAACTAGTCAATAAATAAGAATGGAACAACCGTGGTTTAGAAATCCATCGCACTTGTTTGCCAAGAACAAGGTGCTGATCTTTTGGCCTTTGGCTAAGCAGACCCCCGTGGAGAGGCTCAACGCCGCCACTCGGTTCATCCTCTACACCATGGCGATCCTTTATGTGATTAATCGCGACATCAGGGTTATTTACCTGGGTCTCACGGTTATTATGGTGATGGCGTCCATGTTCCTGGCGGGTGGCATCAAGGAAGCCATGCGACCGGCTTCGTTTGAGAATGAGGGCGCACGCTTCAACGCAACCACCCCAGGACAGGCATGCGAACAGCCGACCAAGGAAAATCCGATGGCCAACGTGCTTCTTTCGGACTACACCGACAACCCGAAGCGCCCGGCGGCGTGCTACTACCCGACCGTCAAGGACAAGGTGAAGAAGTTTCTGAATGAGGGAACCCCCACGGATCAGGCGGACGTCTATTCGAGCCGCAATCAGGCATTCCGTTCCTTTTACAGCATGCCGTCCACGACCATCCCCAATGACCAGAGTGCCTTCCTTCGATCCGCCTACGCCCCGTTGGTGAACAAGGTCTGCAGGGACGATGGAAGTGCTTGCTACCCCAACGACGCTTCCATGTTTGGTCAGTCCAGGATGCCCGAACTTCAGCAGCTCAGAGGCAGTTTTGGTGGAAATGGCGGACGCAATAGCGGTACTTAAAATATTGGGTGATAGTAATATGGCTTATCAGCTCAACACATCAAAGGTCCTTTTGGATGCCGAGAGTCTGCCTGTGGATTGCGCCTACGATCATGTGATCGCGCCTCCGGTGGTCAGCAACCTCAACTACGCCGGCGCGGGTCGTGCCTCGACGCCCATCTACGGGACGGCTCCTTACATGGCGGGCAAGGGGGCTCCCGGTCCTATGATCCTGGTCGAGGACATGCTTCGCCCTCAGTCCACCACCTTCTTCAAGAAGGGTTATCAGGGTCGAGAGTATGACTTTCCCTCCAAGGACATGTCGTGCTCTGTGCCGCTCCGAACCAGGTCATGGGATCCCGCGAGCAGCCGGGCCGAGGTCCAGAACGTTCTTTTTGAGCGTAGATACAAGTGATTTTTAAAATCTACTCTAGTTTTAATATGGACCCATTGAGTCTTGTGGCCTTGTTGGGGATTGCTGTGGCGGGTCGTCAAATTGCCAGCAGTGATCGCAAAGAAGGTTTTACTCCAGCACCCGTTCCGAACCGAGAGACACAGCAGTTGCCGTTTTTTGGTAACAATATCAATACACCGAGTCAGGATTTGACCCTTGTGACCGATATTCTATCTGGACCTTATGTCGACACATCAAAACAGAAAAAAGAAATCGTTGCGACCCTTCAGGATACGGCACCCAATGTTCAGTTCCCGTTTGGTCAGCCCGTCTATAACTTGTATGACCGCCAGAATGTCTCGAGTCGCATGAACAATCTGTCGTCCGCCGAGCGTAGGTTCGTCGGTCCGGGTTTGGGCGTCCCGGCCAACGTTCCCGCCTACGGTGGCTACCAGCAACAGTTCCGCGTGATGCCCAACAACGTCGGCGCGTACCGCTTGACTACGCTTCCAGGTAGGTCGGGTCCTGCCAAGGACTTTGTGTCTAGGGGTTCGGAGCGTCTGACGGTTACTCAGAACCGTCCTCAAAAGACCTATCAGCTTTTGGGCGCAGAAGGCAAGCGTCCATTGGAGAGGGGTCGCGCGCAGGGACAGGGTGGCATGCTCACCGGTCAGCGTGAACGCGAGATGTACGTGAAGACTCAGCGACCCACGATCCGTTCGGAGACTTCGACCCGGATGGACGGTCTCGAGTTCGGTGCGGCCAAGAAGTTCGTTTCTGCGGGAACTCTTCAGGAGGCTCCTACCCGAAACAAGGCGAACTTCGCTTCAAGGATCAACGACGTGGCGGCTCCGGGCATTCACTCGTTCGAGGGAGCCTACCAGAACACCCAGAACACCATCCTTCTGCGCCCCGCCGACCGCGGCAACAAGGGCTATACACCTCCTGGTGGTCGCATGAACGTCCGCGGGAATGCCACCCAGGCTCAGGGTGCCACCACACACACTCGCGATAGCGCTTCGACCGTTATCGAGGGCGGTGCTGGGAATCAGTATCTCGGTCAGAACTACGATATCACTTGGAAGCAGAATAACAATGCCTACAAGGGAAATGCAGATTTCAGAACAAACAACCTGGGACTCGCCGTCAAGCAGCTGGACAATAATCCGTTCGCTCTTTCGCTGGCTCAGCACTAAACGTCATAAATCCTACATTCTAGAGCATGGGGTTCTTCCTTACAGAACATCTCCATGGCATCCAGTTTGTTCTCTTGTTCACGAACCCTTTGATCGTGAAGACGAGAATATAGCTCTTCGTGTTCCATCCAGTCATGGACGTATTTGTGTGGTTTTTCGATCATCCGTTTTGTGGGTCTTTTCAGTTCGGTGCGCTTCTTGAACATGTACGGCGACACGTTCCTGAACAAGCAACTGTAGTAGAGCATATTTAAAAATAAAAGTCATTATATTTTTAAGTATGAGACACGAGACGATCGCCATGGAAGTTTCGCCCTTGGAGTTCGAGGGTATCAGGGTTGTAGACTTCGACGCCCAGGTGGATGACGATGAAAAAATGGTGATCGTCACGATGTCCAGATACTTCATTGGGGACCTCCATGATGAATGCGTCAAGAAGATCAAGAAGATGTTCGAAGGCTACAGGGTTAAAACTAACATGAGAATGTAATTCAAGATGATTGAGACAACTACGATTGAGGTACCAGTGAACCCCTTCCACTTTGATGGGATGCGAAGTATTGAAATACCCATCAATGTGGATCACAAGGAACAAATGATCTACGTTGATTTTATGTCAAACCAGGGGACTCAAATTATGAAGGATTTCCTTTCAGAGGTAGGTCACCAGTTTCCTGGCTATGATATTAGGGTAGCCAGGCTTGACCGGTAAGCACAGCCTTTGCATACTTTGTGGCAATCATAGAATGAATCATCGGCCAGTCCATGACGTTACTGGCGGTGACAGACAAGCCAAATGGATTTGAGTTTACGTACTTGACAAACTCCTTGCCGTTTTTTTGAGAATCAGGTGAAGTGTAAGACTCCATCTTTTCAAAAGAACCCTTGAGCCACTGAACATGCTTTTCGTCGTTGGGATCAAATCGGTCCATCGTTATTAATTGAATATGTTTTTATGTCTTTAATTAGTAGTATGAGTTCCATTGATAACTCCTTAGAGGGGGGAGGAAGTGCGTCGGCTTCAGGGAAGAAGGGCGTCATCCAATTGAGTGATGGAAATTTCAACCTGACTTCGAACAAAGAACTTAAGTCCGATCCAGCAACCGGAACCATCACCACGACAGGTTTGACGACCACAGGAACTGTCTTTGCTGCAACCATATCGACATCTAATCTGGTGGCAGATACAGTCACAGAATTGACCGTTGTTGGCGATGCATCCATTACTGGGAATGCCGTTGTAGACGGAACGATTAACACAAATAATCTTTCTGTAACAGATGATGTTCTTATTACTGGAAATTTAAGTGTTTCTGGTGGAGTTGTAACTATAACTTCAACTAGCACAGAATCATTTGCACTGAATGTTCAAAATGCAGGCACCGGTCCTGCTATTGTAGCAAATCAAACAGGACTTCAGCCAGTCGTGGATTTTCAGGATGAAGGTGATAGTGTGTTTTTCATTTCTGGTGGTGAAGGAAGTCACCCATCTGCATACGTAGGTATAGGCACAACTACACCAAATAAGAAATTGGACGTTGTCGGAGAAATTCGAGGTACTAACTTGACAGCGACAGGGACGCTTTCGGTCGGAGGTTCACTTACAGGACCATCTTTGACGGTCTCGGGACAGGTTCGGGGAGCAACCATTTCATCCACGGGAAATGTAAACGCAACGGGAAATGTTGTCGCCACAGGTTCGCTTACGGGAGCATCTGCGACAGTTTCAGGACAGGTTCAAGGAGCGACCATTTTGTCAACAGGTTCGCTTACGGGAGCATCTGCGACAGTTTCAGGACAGGTTCAAGGAGCGACCATTTTGTCAACAGGTTCGCTTACGGGAGCGTCTGCTACCGTCTCGGGACAGGTACAGGGAGCGACCATTTTGTCAACAGGTTCGCTTACGGGAGCGTCTGCTACCGTCTCGGGACAGGTACAGGGAGCGACCATTTTGTCAACAGGTTCACTTACAGGAGCATCTGCGACAGTTTCAGGGCAGGTACAGGGAGCAACTATTTCATCCACAGGAAATGTGAACGCCACGGGAAATCTAGTGGCGTCCGGCTATTTAACAGCAGCGTCTGCTACCGTCTCGGGACAGGTACAGGGAGCGACCATTTTGTCAACAGGTTCGCTTACGGGAGCGTCTGCGACAGTTTCAGGGCAGGTACAGGGAGCAACTATTTTGTCAACAGGTTCGCTTACGGGAGCGTCTGCAACGGTTTCAGGACAGGTACAGGGAGCAACTATTTCATCCACAGGAAATGTGAACGCCACGGGAAATCTAGTGGCGTCCGGATATTTAACAGCAGCGTCTGCTACCGTCTCGGGACAGGTACAGGGTGCGACCATTTTGTCAACAGGTTCACTTACGGGAGCGTCTGCGACGGTTTCAGGACAGGTACAGGGAGCAACTATTTTGTCAACAGGTTCGCTTACGGGAGCGTCTGCAACGGTTTCAGGACAGGTTCAAGGAGCGACCATTTTGTCAACAGGTTCACTTACGGGAGCGTCTGCAACGGTTTCAGGGCAGGTACAGGGAGCGACCATTTTGTCAACAGGTTCACTTACGGGAGCGTCTGCAACGGTTTCAGGACAGGTACAGGGAGCAACTATTTCATCCACAGGAAATGTGAACGCCACGGGAAATCTAGTGGCGTCCGGATATTTAACAGCAGCGTCTGCGACAGTTTCGGGACAGGTTCAAGGAGCGACCATTTTGTCAACAGGTTCGCTTACGGGAGCGTCTGCGACGGTTTCAGGGCAGGTACAGGGAGCGACCATTTTGTCAACAGGTTCACTTACAGGAGCGTCTGCAACGGTTTCAGGGCAGGTACAGGGAGCGACCATTTTGTCAACAGGTTCGCTTACGGGAGCGTCTGCGACAGTTTCAGGACAGGTACAGGGAGCAACTATTTTGTCAACAGGTTCACTTACAGGAGCGTCTGCAACGGTTTCAGGACAGGTACAGGGAGCAACTATTTCATCCACAGGAAATGTGAACGCCACGGGAAATCTAGTGGCGTCCGGATATTTAACAGCAGCGTCTGCGACGGTTTCAGGACAGGTTCAAGGAGCGACCATTTTGTCAACAGGTTCACTTACAGGAGCATCTGCGACGGTTTCAGGACAGGTACAGGGTGCGACCATTTTGTCAACAGGTTCACTTACAGGAGCGTCTTTGACCGTTTCGGGTGACATTGAGGGGACAACTGCCTCTTTGGGAGCAATCGATGGAACTTCCGTTGTGGTGACCGGAACAGTACAGGGTCTCAACCTAACATCCACAGGAATTCTCTCTACATCCGGTCTTACATCATCGGCAGATTCTACCGTGAATGGAACCCTAAGTGCAACCGCAAATATTATTTCAGGAGGGAATGTGGTGGCAACAAATTTCTTCTTCGGAGACGGAGGTCTTCTCAGTAACGTTTCTGGTGGCGGAGGAACAACACCCACACTACAGGAAGTCACTACACAGGGTTCTACAACTTCGGATCTCGTCACCGTGGGCGGTTTATTATCAACCGCAGCAGTTAATGTCACAGGAACGATAAGCGCGACGGGTGACATCACGGCATTTTCGGACAAAAGGCACAAGGAAGATTTGCTCGTGATCGAGAGTGCATTGGACAAGATCAAGAGGCTCACGGGCTACACCTACACGCTCCACGGGAATCGCTCGGCGGGTCTCTTGGCTCAGGATGTATTGGATGTGCTCCCCGAGGTGGTCAAGGGATCGGAGGAGACGAACTATTCACTGGCCTACGGGAATCTCATGGGGCTGGTGGTGGAAGCGATCAAGGAACTGGATAAAAAGGTTGATAGAATATTAGAGAAACATGGTTCTACCTAGTTCTGGACCCATAAGTTTTGGTGACATCGCTACAGAATATGGTTTATCGACTACCGGAGGGAGGTCCATAAAGCCATATTCCAACATTTCAATCAACTACAACACGACCAACATAAGCATGAGTGAATTTTATAACCGCGACCGGGATGATCTCGTGGGAAAGACGGCCACCGACAGGAGTGTCACGGGTGTGTCAGCCATAACTGAGATATCTGGAAACAAATCCGCGACCGTGCGCATGGTTGTTGGTCTCAGCGATGCCGACGATGGTATACTAGTTGATTTGGGTGGTAGTGGCGATGGATCAATTATATACACGTGGTCTGGAACACTTTACGCATCGTGTGGGGACGGCAGTGTTGTCGGAGGCACCGTAGAACTCTCGTGGCCTATTCCGGCTACGTGGTCTAACACGACAAGCAGAGTGGTTGTGGTGGGTTTCAGTGTTTTGGATAGTAGCGTCAATACCCTGTTCGTTGACGGCATATTAAGAGATTCGGCAAATGCACCCGCTTCCGGAAATCCTTCACAAATTGCTGACACTAATAGTTCTGGAACTGGACAAGTATACGGTACTATCGCAGCAAACAGAACCACTGGAGATCCGGCTTATGAAGCCAGTTCAACCATACAAGGCACGCAAATTTGGCTCAATAAATTACCATACGCCCCAGTCTACGGCGGTGACAAAATCATATACGAAACTGGAAATCTATACAATGTTTTTACCACGGTCGGAAGTAGCACATTTGGACTTTACGACGTGGGACCTATTACCAGACCAGATGTGAGGTATTTGGCGGTAGCAGGTGGAGGTGGAGGAGGAACTTCGGGGGCTAAAACTAATGCTGGAGGTGGTGGGGGCGGTGGAATTTTGTTTGACGACACCGGAGTTACATTGGCCGCCGGAACGTATACAGTGACTGTTGGAGATGGTGGAGCTGGTTCTTCAAGCACTTCGGCTCTTGGATCAAACGGTTCAGATAGTGTATTCGGGAGTACGGCAACTGCCGTTGGTGGCGGAGGAGGAGGAAGTCAGCGGGCGTCGACGAGGACTGGGGCCTCTGGAGGAGCGGGTGGCGGGGGCGCGGATAGCGGAGGGACGGGGTCACAGGGAGGTGACGGCGGCGGCGGTACGGGGACGAAGGCGGCAGGCGGCGGAGGAGGCGGCGGATCATCAGGTCAAAACGGAGCGGCCGGGTCCAGTCAAGTTGGAGGAGGCGGGGGAGACGGAACGACCTACTCGTGGGGTCACATCGGCGCAACGAGCACAACTTATGGGGGTGGGGGTGGGGGGGTCGGATCCAACGCGGATGGGACGGGTGGGGCGGGCGGGGGCGGAAACGCGGGAAATCCCCCGGCCTCCGGTTCTGATATTTATGGCGGTGGCGGAGGAGGGGCTGATGGCTCTCAAGCCGGAGGCGACGGAGGTTCTGGACACGTCACTTTGCGCGTCCCATGGACGTTTCAAACGTGATACTAAAATCTCATTGACTATTAAATCATGGCAGCGCCTTATCCAGAAATAGGAACAACAGATCCCAATCATCCCCTTGAAGTGGAGGGTCAGGTGTTTATCAGTAATGTGGAACAAGGAAGTACTACCAACAAGGTTCCATTCGAAATTTTAAGTGATTATACATCAGCTTCTACTGAAAAAATCGTTGGAGCACGCCAACTCAGACTTCGGGTGATCCCATCCTTGAGTACCACCTCAAATGTCAGCGCGGATATGGGGATTGAACCAACCAGTGGAAGTTATTTTTACATTACGCCGCCCATTGAAGATACCAACTTGTCGTCGAATGCCGCCTTTCGAATAGTTCAGAGTGGAGATATCGTTATGGGAAATAATCTGACTGTGACGGGAACGGGTTCAATATCTCAAGCAACCGTCAGTGGAACCGTTACGACTTCAAATATAAACGGTGATGCTGCACTTTACATTAATGGAACGACCACGGTTGGAGGAGATTTGTCTGTGACAGGGAGTATTACCGCAGATGGAAACATAACGGCTTATTCCGACAAAAGGTTAAAAAGTGATATCAAGCGTATTGAAAATGCCCTTGAAAAACTCACGAGCATAGGCGGTTATACTTACATGATGAATGGCATGACAAATACCGGTCTCATCGCGCAGGAAGTTTTGGAAATTTTGCCAGAAGCCGTCTCTGGTTCCGAAGATACAAAGTACGCACTTGCCTATGGAAATCTCATGGGGATTGTCGTGGAAGCCATTAAGGAACTCAGAGAAGATGTGGAGAAAATCAAAAATAAAATTAACATTTAGTAGAAAGACATGGTACTTCCTTCATCTGGTGCCATCAGTGTCAACGATATTGCTACCGAATACGAAATAGGCACAGGAACGCCAATCGGTTTCGATAGAATTAAAACAATATCTACGAATTGGTCTGGAACCAGTATAGGCCTGGATCAATTTTACAGTTTGGATCGCGATGATCTTGTTGGCAAATCTACTCCAAATAAGTCTGTAGCTGGATTAGGTTCATTTACTACTTTTAGTACTATCTACACAATGTCATTTAGAGTGGCTGTTGGATTGTCAACAACAACGGACGGCAATATTGTAAATACAGGAAACGTGAACACCGAAGGCGTGGCAATATACACTTGGAACGGAAAACTGTATGCTCGCGCGGGAGATGGAAACAATTCCAATTCAGGTGATGGTGAGGTTTCCTTTACCATTCCAGTTAGTTGGACAACGGATCAGATTAGAATAGTCGTGGTAACATTTTGTCTTAATAAGTCGGCAAATAATGATGATTTAGGAACAAATCTTTTATTCGTCGATGGAATACTAAGAGATCAAAGTACAATGACCCGTTTTGAAAAGATAACTTCATCCCTTGATGGTGGAAAGACGGGAGTCGTCAACGCGGCTGGTTTCGGAGTCAAAACCAGAATGTCGAATAATGATTTGTCCTATGAAGCACCAAGTGCCATTATTTCAACCCAAGTGTGGTACGATAGAATTGGCTACGTTCCGGCATACAATACATCGTCCAGTAGTACAGGTAATTATTTCATTTATGAAAATTCTAATGTGTATATCGTGTTTACAAATAGATCAACAGAAACACTTGGTCTATATGACATAGGACCCAACGCTTTACCTGACGTGAGATATTTGATGGTTGCGGGAGGCGGTGGGGGCGGAGAGCAAGGGGAGTCAGGGGGCGGTGGCGGCGGAGGAATTTTATTTGACGATACAGGAGTTGCGTTAGCCGCAGGAACGTATACAGTGGATGTTGGAAATGGGGGTAGATCCAACAACCCCGGAGACAACGGTGATGATACGACGTTTCACACTTATACGGCACTTGGCGGAGGAGGCGGAGGGCGGGCTAAATCTGCAACAAACAATGATCCAGGTCAAAATGGCGGAACCGGTGGAGGGGGAGCGGCGCTGGACGGTAACACAACTGTAGGTGGTACGGGTTCACAGGGAGGAGACGGGGGAGATGGGTCATATTATAGTGGCAATGATTATGGTGGAGGTGGGGGTGGAGGAGGTGCGGATGGACAAGATGGTATGAATGGAGAAACTTTGGGCAAACCGGTTAGACCATGGGGTTCTGGTGGTGACGGAACGCAATATTCATGGGGACATCTCGGCGAAACGGCTACATACTACGGGGGAGGGGGTGCGGGGCAGGGTTCAGATGCTACCGAAAGGTCGCTAGGAGGAGGTGGGTGGGATGGACCGGGTCCTAATAAAAATGGTGAGGACATATATGGGGGTGGTGGATATGCCAATTCAAGAGGAGGTGATGGCCATGCCACATTTCGTATCCCATGGACTCTTCCAACGTCTTAAAGAACATAATATAAAATGGTTTAAGATGATCTATCCGAACACAAAATGTCACTGGTGCAGTGTCCCGCTACAGTGGACCAGTCGATATGATTTCATCAACTATGCCTTTGAGTATTTTCAGTTCGAGGACAGAGTTCCATTGGAGAGGATGTCCAGGGTTTATCACAAGGGCAGATCGAGTTCCAGGAAAAATGTGTGCCGCTCCTGCTACAACTTGAAACTGAGTAACATTCACCAGAGGGAGGTCATGGGCAAGATGATAAAACTGAAGAGCATAAACATCACCCCTGGGGTAGGCAAATTTCTACTAAAACTCTTCGATCAGTCATGGAGACATCAACGCTACATTGAGTTCATGTGGACAAAGGGTCATACATTCGATGCCTTTTTGGACTACCTCTGCGCCCGCGATACCATTTTGGGAAACATGTCTGGTGACATCTTTGACAATGAAGAACTCGAATACTACTACGAGGACATGGTTCGTTCACACTTCGAGGTTCCAACTCACTATGAGGCCATATGGGACGAAGAAGATGGCATCGTTAGTTTTCAATTAAACGGTACTGACATGATTACCATAAATGCACATTCTGTTGTCGAGTAACGGAACACCATTTGAGGGTGCCAAGGGTGGGTATCCAAGTCAATTGAGGCATTTGATTCGGATGTTCATCGAGAGGGGTCACACGGTCACCATGGTCATATGGTCTATATGTGGCGTAAAGCATACAGGGGTATTAAGTTTCAAGGACATTGTCAAACACAGCATACTTGTAAATGAAACTAGGGATCCATGGTCTCAGGCACTTTTGGATCGACCCGAGGTCACTTTCATCTTGGGCCCCTATGAAAAGTTTCCTTCTCAGATCAAGATTTCGGACATCAATGATTTCATCAAGCGAACGAACGCCGGTGCCATATTCTTTCTTCAGGACATCTTTTTACTTGAAAGCAATACACCTGAAATGATTGCATGTCCATCTTATCTTTGGTTTCCTTTGCATTATGAACCAATTGATTTTCCTACATTGAATGCACTTGGCAAGATCCAGAATATCATCTCTTTGTGCCCTTCGACACGCGAACGTGTCATCAAACAACTTAAACGCGATACCTATGTTGTTCCGCATATTATAGATTTTAGAACGGAACTGCCACCAAATGAAACCAAGGAAAAGATTAGAAATGATTTCAATTTGAAAGACAAATATGTGATACTGACTATCGCAGGAAACTATGAACAAAGTGGAAGAAAGTCTCTTGATACGACACTGCTCGCTTTTGACAAATTTCAGGAGACGCATCCAGAGGCGTTACTCTGGCTTCATGTCCCGGCATTAAATCATGCAAAAATTTACAATGTTCAGACGATGATCGCAAGTCTTGGTATCCCAGAGCATTCTGTCAAGATCACCGAAGCAACATTGGATGAAATCACTTTACAAAAGGTATATATGTGTGCTGATGTCTATCTATGCGGTTCATGCTCCGAGGGGTTTGGTATCCCTCAGATGGAGGCTCAATACTCTGGCTTGCCTGTGGTAACTACTAAATTTGGAGCAATGGACGATTATTGTTGGCACGGTATAAGTGTTCCACCTGTTCAAAAATGTTTCAATCGTTTTCAGGATGCGTGGTGGGTGACGCCAAGTGTTGACGGAACCGTGGATGCACTAGAAAAAGTCTATCAGGGAAACTTAGACACCACGTCCGAGTGGGTTCAAGAAGAGGTTCGCACCAAGATGAGTTATGACGCGGTCCATAAACAAGTGCTCGCTATTATCGAGAAAAAATAAACATCGGTCATAGTAGAATATGGAGCAGACTCCATTCAAAGGCGTGTTCACCAAGAAATCCAACTTTGTTACACAGAGTTTTGACACTGATCCTTTAACAATTAATTATGGTGGAAATGCTAGTTTTTTGATTCCTCGACATGGTGATTTTATCACGCGCATGTATCTACTCATTGACTACACGAGTTCAGCAAGTTCTACTATAAACCATGCACTGGCTATGATTGATTATGTTTCATTGGTAATAGGTGGTACTACGATACAGCAAGAAACCGGCGAGACTTTAAATCTGAGGTTAAATGTCGAAGGTAGAGAAAAAGATGCATTTTCTGTGACTCAGTTGTTTAGGATGTTAGGTGGCGGTCCGACCTATCCTTTCACCAACACGACTCAATATCCACGGACATATCGACTTCAGATTCCATTGCAATTTTGGTTTTATGGACAACCCGAACTCGCCATTCCACTGGCTGCATTGCGTTACCAAGAGGTTGAGGTTTCCATGGGACTCAGAAATTCGGAAAGTTGGGGTGGAGCAGATTCGGGCGTAACGAGTTCTGAGGTTCGTCTCCGAATTGAATATGGATATGCCCCCGATGAAGTTATTAATTCTGTTACAAACAGACCCCTTGTGTTTCCCGTACAACAATTTCAAGTTCATGAAGAAACGTACCAAGGTACCACTGATGTGGAATTTGTGATGCGTCCCACGTTTGTCAATCCCGTCAAGGCACTTTTTGTTATATTCAAAGATACTAGAACTGATACAACAAATATTTTTGATTATTCTAGAGGAGTTGCGGCACCACTCTCAAGCGTGGATCAAAATGATTTTTTGAAATCGTTGGAGATCGTACTTGACAACGAAGTTTTGATGCCAAAAGAAGTGGGGACATTTGAAATGTATCGCGGTTTTCAATATTACGCACATTTTCCTGGTTCTGCACAAGACATAATAGCAGTTTCAAATCGTTATTGTGGATTTATTTATGCACTTGCGTTGTGCAAAGATCCCATGAACAGATCAATCCCCAATGGATCTATAAATTTTTCTACAATTATTAATCCATTATTTTATACTAATGCCAAGGCTAATAGCGATGGAACAAGTGACGAAGTTAGAGTTCGCATGTACGCACTTTCGACAAACTTGTTGTATATCGAAAATGGTGTAGCGCGTCTTTTATTTTCAGGTTCGGAAATCAATTTACCTAGATTTCCTTGATTTATTGTTCAATTTCAGCAATTTTGGCTCTCTCTGTGTCTTCGATCGCTCTTTGTTGCACAGTTATTCTTAATTCTTCTAGTGCGAGACGTTTTCTTTCTTCTTCGGCAAGTCTTGCGGCTTCTTCCGCTTCAAGCCTTGCCTTTTCTTCGGCGGCTCTTTGAATAGCAAGTAGTTCCATTTCCATTCGTTTCCGTTCCTCTTCTTTTAGTCTTTCAAGTTCGCGTTTTTTCTCTTCTTCGGCTTCCGCAATCGCCCTGGCTTCGGCTGCCTTGCGTTCGATTTCGATTCTATCATCAACAATACCCGTTCTCTCATCGAAATCAATAAAATCCACGGTGCTTTTTTCGACTATGAACTTATTTGTCGAAAGATAATACATAGTTAAAATAAAATTTTTAACTGTTGGCACGAATGTATTTATATTCATTAAAGAATCTGGTGTAATTTTCAAATGTGGATGTGTTGCTGTGGTTCCTGAATCGGTTGGATAGTTTTTTCCTTGTGTAAAAGATGACGAAATTGGTGTTACAGAAACCGTAGCACCAACTGATGTAGCATATAAGTTTGCCACACACGTTCCCCACAAAGGCGCAGCATCCGCGACGTCTTGCAATAGAACGACCGCATTCGTATTTGAGGAGTCACTCCAGAAAGGTACACTTGCGGTAAGAGTATTGCTTGAATATTCTAAAGAGCCATCCCGAAATTCATTAGAATTGTTTACAAAGTGATTCGTCGTGGATGGATAATAATATGTAGATGCTATGCTAATTTGATAAACATTGCTCCATGGGTCAAAACGCATATAGAATGGTGCAAGTGTAGTGTCGGAGTTACTTGAATAAACGTTCGCCGGGATGCCAACGCCCGCGGTACTCGTGCGAAATAATCCGTTCGTTTTCATGTCCAGGCTCAAGAGTTTATCCCCATTTTGAAAACCAACATTAGTGTCCAAAAAAATTTTTTGACCTTCAATTGTGAAATTTTCAACGCCTTCATCTTCCAGTGCCTCACTCCAAGCAAGATAATTACCAGAAGAGCTTGTCAGACCTATATCAATGTAAGCACTTTGCGGGCGAGGGGCTCTAAATTCATAGTCTCCCAACACAACTTGCAAGGGTTGTTCGGAAAATGAATAACCATAGAAACTACCATCGTTATGGTAATCATGGAGATATGCCTGTAATTCTTGTAGAAAGAGTGGTAAACGAATTTCGTTTCTGTCTGTTTTATTTACAGTTGTGATTCGCGCGTCAACGACAGAATCATAAAATTCTGGATTGTAACCAAGTTTGTTTTCCTTTAGATTCCAGAATATGGCGCGACACGAGTAGGCACTGTTAAAATAATAGCGAATTTTTTCATCGATTTTCGCTGGAACTTCCAATTCTTCTGCTGTAACCTTCTCGACTGGATATTCTTGGCGCGTCGAACGCAGCATAAAGCGTTCGCTCGGCGTCAATGTGACTTCTTCGGTGACGAACGCAAAGTCAGTAAGATCCGCCCCAGTAACAAAACCACTTGTGTCGCTGACTATATCGGCGAGTGCGCGAAACTGAATGTAAATGGTTATTTCAGTATTGTGCATTGCACACAGAGGCATGGGTGCTCGAAATGACGTTGTGTCAACTCTCGAATCCACGTAATGGTTGTTGAAGAAAAATGGAAGTGGAAAGAATAACCTTTGGGATGTGTCATTGGCTTTCAAGATTGGTTGAGTATCGTATTTGGAACCGAGATTGAAAGAAACATTCAACGTATTTTCGCGATCTTGTTGATTAGAATACATTGATTCATAGATTGACATCCATTCACCTTTAAGTGATTGTATTACATTCCCATTCACTATCAAATCTATTCTTTTAATCATAGAAAGACCAACATTCTTTAAACATGTGGGTGTTCCAGTTGTCGAAGGGAATGTAAATTTTAACATGAGGCTGGTGAGAAGATCGCCCATAGTTTTAGGTCTAAATGTGTATCGAATATCTTGACCTAGAAAACTGGTTTCTATAGGTCTATAAAACCTATAATAAGGAGTCGCCTGAGAATATTCCTTGTAATTGTACTCCCTCTTAGAGTCAAAGTCGTACAAAAATGTGTCTTGCTGACCCACGCCGCTCAAACCGGTTAGAGCACCAATACCTGTGTCACCACGGAATCCAACTGGAGGCTTCTGCATGTTCCTCTCTTAAAGAAAAGCGACATTTTAAAAATAATAATGAGTCGCGAGGAACAGATCATAGCCGCCTACACGAATGCGATCCAGCCCGTTCTGGAGAATGCCGTTGTGGTGGCCGCCGAGTATTGCAAAGCCACTGGAAGGAGCATCGTCACTGCCCTCGATATGGAATATGGTATGAAGTGGAGTGCCATGAAATTGACAGGAAGGGTCTACGGTTCCATACTACCAGATGAAGACGACGAGGATTCAGACGGGTGGGAGACCGATGATGACATGGTCGTGCAGGAGTGCGATATGGGGTTCGACGACGAGTTCCGCGAGTATGACGGAGACGACGAACGCTATCTGGAGGTAAACCAGGCGGTCCGCGAGTGGGCTGACTGGGAACCCGAGACCGAACTTGAGATGATGATAAAGAGCGCCGTAAATTCTAGACGTTAAACTGCGTCATTTGTGCTTGTTGAAAAACGCTAGTGTCTGGTAGAACCCATGGAAGGTTATGAATATGACCCAGACGAATATGCCACAATTTCCAGTGAGACCGAGTCCGAAAAATCATTGGTCCCACTAGAACATGAAGAAAGTGTTCAGGTAATAAAGCCCCAGATTGAGTACTCGGAACTGGACGATGTATTCAGTGAGGAATTGGACGATCTGGACCTCCGTGATTTCTTCATTGAAAAAAAGCAATCTAATAATAGAGTATGTCAAGTTACGACATCGTTATCGACAGTTCAACCAGGAAGGACAGAGCCACAACCGATGCTAACAACTTCACCAGTTATCTCAGCACACCCCTTTACGGAATCCAATCTGTGAACTTTGTGAGCGCATCAATTCCATATATCAGCACGGCCAGTACGAATTCTAATGTTCATGCTTACTACATAGTATTGGAAGTTCCAAACTATGGTATTTTATCCGATAGAATTTACACTGTAGACAATCCACCAGAGAGTGGTGATACAAATATAAATTTTGCATACACGGGGACACTTATTACTCCACAGGTCACCAATCCTCAATCCAATAATTATGTGATGAGTTCCATGAATGACAGAATCGGCGTTCAAAAGACAGTGCCAGTCATGGAAGCGATCAAGGTATCCATCTACTATTATGATACAAGCGACAGTTCATTTAAGTTATACCCATTTGACAATGCTGGAACAGATACAGAAGAGTTTGTTTTGAAATTGTCAGTCCAAGCCACCAAGGACAAGCGATTCGCCACAAAGAAGCAAGATGATGAAGACAAACGTCTGGAGCCCAACATTGGACCACCTGTAACTCCAGGTTCGGAAAATACATTCGCACGCAAATTGATTAACTACTACAGGTCAGCCACCCGAAATAAGAATAATCCAGAAGCGCCCGTGGAACCCGTAGGAGCCTTGTTGCCCCGCAGAGAGTTCATGGGAGTTCCCACTAAGTATGCACAGATCCTGATTCCGATCGCCGTCGTTCTTTTGGTTCTCGCTATTCTCTTGGCTAAGTAATAATGGCTAGGTCATCGTATGTTTCAACTGGCTTGCCAGACTTCAACTACGAATATCACACGATATCCTTCGACACTCTGGATCAAACGAGTTCCAATACATTTACTGTGTACTTCAATACACCTTTGAAACAGGTGGTTCAAGCACGCTTGTTGGGTCTCCACGTTCACACCCGTGGATCTGTGGAACACCTCTATATGCGAGTCCGCGAACTGGAATCCAACTTCAACGACCGACTCACCAAGGATCCACCAACAACCCCAGCCACTTCACCGGTTCAGTCCGTTGCCCGTGGTGCCTTTGGATCAATTATTAGCACCAATGATCAAGGTTCATCATCTGACCAACTCGTGGTGTTCAGAGACAATTACGACCAAATTACACAATTTATTCATCCTATAGAACATTTGGATCGTCTTACAGTGAAATTGTTCAACCAGAATGGGGCTCTCATCCCCGACCCTTCCGGTGGTCAGGAGATCAACCATTTCATCATTCGCTTCGTCTGTCGCGCGCCCAATCTTCCGGGGAGACAGACGCTTCCGTGGGTTCAAGGCAAGGTCGGGTTTTAGATGTCGTCCTCCTCGACCACCTTGACAGTCCACTCCTGCTTGGGTTGCTCCTTGATTAACTTGTCCAGACGCATCTTGGTGGCCTTGACCGTTCGCTTCAGGTGCTCGGCAAGTTCCTCTATCTTCTTGTCTTTGTTTTTCAGGAGCCACTCTTCATCCTCGTTAGACCACCGACCCGACTTCAGGGTCGAATGTTCCTTGGCGATCTCGAGAGCCATCTTCTTCACCTTGGTGAATTGTCCCTCGAGACCTTCAATCTCCTTGATAAGATCATCGATCGTAGGCTTGGGTGCCGGAAGCAGTTCTTGATGACCATGCTCGCGGTGCCAAAGGACCCTCTCCCAGAATGCCTTCATGATGGGCATGTTGGTCGCCCACCACTCGCGGTCCCGTGGAATCTCCACGCAGACAAACTCGGCAGGCTTGGGGTAGGTGATTTCGGCAGGTCGATATTGCACAAAGTCGCACACTTCCAATTCGAGACATTCCATGAGCACCTGAATTTGTGCGTAGTAGTACTCGGGTGGCGTTCCGTCACCAATGGCTCGTGACCTTGGGCACTTGATCTCTAAAAGTCGCCCAGAGTGGGTGATGCCGTCGGGCGATCCACCAATCCAGTCGAGGCTGTGGTGGGGTTCAAGACCAATCTCAAAGACCTGTTGATTGTGGCGTTCTTCGTAGATCTGTCGAGCTTCATCTTCGTACTTCTGTCCGTGCTTGGTCGCCCAGTCATTGAATGGTTCACTGACGCCACACTTTTTCAGAATCAACTTCTCGGGTTTTTCATACGGATTCACGCCTATCGCCGTACCAGCATCGGATGCTGTGAGCATCGTGCCCCTCATCTTGAACCACGCATCGGAACGTTGTTCAGGATAAGTCTTGTTGAAAAACTTCTCCGCTTGGGGATGCATACTAGTTAGCATACGGCTGTAATGTTTAAGTGGAGGACTTGGTGGGCGTCTTCTTCTTACGTGACGATGATGACTTCTTGGGTTTTGGGGTTTCCTGAATAACTTCTTCAACCTCGGCGACGGCAGCCGCTGCGACCTCGACAACTTCAGGGACCGGCTCGGGCTCGGGCTCCTCCTTGACCACCACGGGCTCGGGGACCAGCTCCGGCTCCTTCTTGACCACCACAGGGGCAGCAGCCTTGACCGGTTTCGCAGAAAGAATCAACCGAAGACCCTCGACATCCACGACCTTTTCAAAGTTCTTCGTGAACTCCCTGAAAACGCCATTGCCGCGCTTCTCCACGACAACCACATCGGGACCGAAAGCTTTCACGTCCGAGATGGACCTCACGGGAAACCCAGTAGGAACATCCACGATCACATTACCCGACTTGCGACCCCATGCACGAACCTCGTGACCAGTGCACATCTCATTGACTGTCTTGGAAATAGGATTGATAAGGGCGACCTTCATTATTACTTTCTGTGGACATTTTTAATCATAGCATTGGGTCGCTTGGATGGAACCAGTCTCTTTTCAAGTTTCTC